ATTAAATACTATCAAGACAGAAGTTTGTTCTTTAACCAATCTGTCTATGATCAAACTGATAGCACTAATGTTGCCCTCCAGTCTCCAGTCTTAGCATTCCAGTCTACTGGTGACGCTATTACTGGTCCTGGATTCAGTGTCAATGTTGACCAAACATTCAGTGGCATTTCGACTACCACTCCTGCTGGAAAGGTTGTAGACCTCGGTGTACAATTTACTAACGGTCTTTCAGATATGGAGATAAATAAGAGGAGCGGTGAAATTATCTACATTGACAACAGACCCTCGATTACGAGGAATGAGAGACAAAAGGAAGACATCAAAATCGTATTAGAGTTCTAAGAAGATGCCACAACAGACTAACCTGAACATCAGTCCTTATTATGACGATTATGATAGGGACAGTAATTACTACAGAGTCTTATTTAAACCTGGTTTCCCAGTTCAGGCTAGAGAACTGACTACCTTGCAGTCGATGCTGCAAAACCAGGTAGAACAATTTGGCAGTCATATTTTTAAAGAAGGGTCTGTAGTTATTCCTGGCGGGGTTACTTATGATGGAGATTACTTTGCGGTAAGGTTAGACTCGACTCATCTTGGTATTGATATTGAACTCTATCTTAAACAGTTAGTCGGTAAAAAAATTAAAGGTCAGAACTCTGGCATCACTGCTAAAGTAATTAACTATATTACTGGTGCAACATCTATTAGTTCTGATCCAACAATTTATGTAAAATATTTGGTTCCTGGACCAAGTAACGAGTTTTCATTCTTTCAAGATAATGAACTCCTTGTTCTTCAGGAACCCATTACATACGGAAATACAACGATTAATACGGGATCTACCTTTGCGTCTACTTTAGTTAGCGATGCCTGTTTTGCTGGATCTGCAATTTCCATCTCTTCTGGTGTTTATTTTGTTCGTGGAACATTTGCAAATGTAAACCAGCAGACTCTAATTCTCGATCAGTATGATAACAAACCATTCTATAGAGTTGGTCTTAAAGTTGTAGAGACAGTTGTAAATGCAAAAGAGGATAATTCATTATATGATAACGCAAAAGGTTTCTCCAACTTTGCAGCACCTGGAGCAGACAGATTAAAGATTAACCTCGTTCTGACAAAGAAACAACTGGGAGATTATGATGATACTGACTTTGTAGAACTTGTAAGAATTAGAGCTGGTGTTATTGAAAAAGAAATCAAATCTTCCCAGTACAATTTAATTAGAGACTATCTTGCAAAGAGAACTTATGATGAGTCTGGTAACTATACTGTAAAACCATTCAGATTAAATGTTTCGGAAAGTCTGAACGATAGAGCAGGAAATAACGGAATCTTCTTTGATAATACTAATACATACGAAGGTAATGTTCCTTCGGACGATCTTGCATGTATTAAAGTATCTTCTGGTAGTGCATATATTAAAGGTTATGAGTATGACCTTCCTGGTGCTGTCTTAGATGTCGAAAAACCAAGAACAACTTCTGAGTTAATTACTGAGAATCTCCCATACACAATGGGAAATAGAATCAGAGTTAATGCAGTTTCTGGTATCAGTACATTTAGAAACTCTATTGACCTGTTAGCAGGTAATCAGGTTGGTGTTGCTAGTGAAAAAATTGGCGATGCAAAGGTATATAACTTTGGTCTTGTAGATGCAAAGTATCAAAATAATAGCACAGAATGGGATTTGTTCCTCTATGATGTGCAAACTTATACTAAGTTAGATATTAATGAGAATGTCTCTTCGTCAGAGGTTATCGAGTCTACCTATGTTGTCGGGAAAGACAGCGGTGCGAGTGGGTATACTATTGCTGCTGGTGCGGGTAGCAGCACCCTTACTCTTACTCAAACATCTGGCAGGTTCTTACCAGGAGAACAACTCATCTTCGATGGTAGAGAAGCAAATCTCTCCAGAACAGTAGAAAGAATCACTGCCTTTGGTTTTGATGACATTGACGCTTTCCAGCAGAGCAATACATTCTATGCTAAGAAAGCACTGACTGACAGAGTTCCTTTTGGATTTACTGCATCTGACAACATCACAATTACAACCGCTGGTGCTGTATCATGTGCTGGTAGAACCTTTGAGAGATTCAAACCTGGTGATGTCATTCGCTATAATAATCCTACAAAGAATCTTATCACCCAGAATGTAGTTCAATCAGTCGCCGCAGACGGTGTGACGATGACTGTCGTCGGCATGAACACCGTTACTAACCTCTTTGAGGGTGGTCGTCCTGTTGGATCTGCATATACTGGAACTTTCAGAGTTGGTGCTCAAATTACAGATGATTCCAATCCTGGTCTTTACCTAGATCTTCCTACAAAACATATATCTAATGTTGACTTTACTAATTCGACATTATTGTTAACTGAACAAATCACTAACGAGACCACTGACGGCGATGGAGTTCTTGTAGTAAATACCAGTTCTCTCAGTCTGACTGATGTATCTTTCGTAGCATTTGATCAGGAAAGATATCAAGTTCAATACTCTAACGGAACTATTGCCCCTATTGATGGTTCGCAGGTTACTACGACTGCTAATACCGTTACCATTAATAACCTTGCTGCAAGTCAATCTGGAATTAAGGTTAATGTAACGGCACAAAAGACAAATGTAAAGAACAAGGTAAAAGAGTTTAAGAGATCTGAGATTGTAAAGATTCTCTATTCTAGCGATACTGGGTCTGGTCTTACCGCAAATGACACTAAAAATGATGGTCTTCTCCATACTCCCTATTATGGTCTTAGAGTTCAAGATCAACAGGTCTGCCTGAACTATCCAGATGTTGTAAACATTGTAGCGGTTTATGAGTCTTTAGATAATAATGATCCAATTCTCGATAAATTGGTATTCACATCTACAGATAGTATTTTTACCGACGCGATTATTGGTGAAGAAATTGTTGGAGCAAATTCCAACGCTGTGGCAAGAGTTGTATCAATTGATCCTATTGGATTTACTATTAGTATTGTCTACAAGACATCCACTAAGTTCCAACTTCTCGAAACATTGAGATTTAAGGAGTCTAATGCTACTGCTACACTACAAAATGTAAGTCCTGGTAAGTACAAGAATCTTACTAATTCATTCATTCTTGGTCAGGGTCAGAAAGAGCAATATGCTGATTACTCTAGACTAAAGAGAATTAATCGTGGTTATGTACCATCTAAGAGACTTCTCGTTGTATTAGATCGTTATGCAGTTCCTTCTACTGATACTGGTGATGTATTCACCGTAAACAGTTACGATGAAGAACTTTATAAGAACAGAATTCCTAAAATTGGACCCAGATTTAAGAGAGCAGTTGATGTATTAGATTTTAGACCTAGAGTTTCGCAATTTGTACCCTCTGCCGCCGCATACTCCCCATTCTATTATAAGAATAGAACCTTTACTGGTCTTCCAAGCAGACTCGTCTCTCCCGACGAATCCATGCAATTTGGATATCAGCGTTACTATGGTAGGGTAGATAAGATTGTTATTCGCCAAGATGGTGTAATCCAAGTCAACAAAGGAACTCCATCTAGACTACCAAAAGCTCCTAGTGATGATCCCGAAACCATGACACTCGCTGTCATGGCGTTCCCACCATATCTCTATGATACTGATGATGTCGGTATCTTTATGATTGATAATAAGAGATACACGATGAGAGACATCGGTAGAATTGAGGATAGGGTAGAAAATCTGGAACAGGTAACTAACCTGTCGTTCTTAGAGCAAAGGGCAGAGACGATCCAAGTTAGAGATGCTGATGGATTAGATAGATTTAAGACAGGATTCTTTGCAGATCCCCTCAAGAACAGAAACTTTATTCAGGTATCATCTCCAGTAGATGTTAATACTGATGCGGGTCAAATTACACCTCTTTCTAATTTAGAGTCTGTTGATCTTCAGGTTGTTCCCGCTACGAATCTGACTCCATCACAATTAGACTATAGTCAGAACTTTGATCTTTTAGATTCTAATATCAGAAAAACTGGTAGAATGGTAACCCTTAATTATGAAGAAGAGTCTTATGCCGAACAACTTTTTGCTACAAGAGTAGAAAACTTAAATCCATACTTAGTATGGAATTATGAAGGCAATATCAGACTGACTCCTACCAGCGATAATTGGATTAATACTGAAACAACTGAGACTATCAGCACACAAGAAATTCCAATTACTATTTTTGACACTAGAGTAACTACAAATACTATTGATGGTGGATTTGGTCAGGATGAACTAAACTCTACCACAACTGAAACTTCTAGCACTAGAAGAGACGATATTGAGTCTAGAAATACTTACATTAGAGAAGAAACATTTGATCCATTCATCAGGTCTAGAAACATTCAGTTTAATGTAAGTAATCTGAGACCAAGATCTGAATATTTTGTCTTCTTTGACAATGTAGGATCTATCGATGTGATTCCTAAATTAATGCCCATCGCTAATGTTACTGGTGCTTTCCAAGTCGGTGAGACAATCAGAACCTCTAACACTAGTGTTGTAATGAGATTCAGATTGTGTAGACCTGATCATAAGGAAGGTCCATTTGATGCACCTACAAAAACTTTTGAAATTAACCCTATCACTAACGAAGACAGTGCTCCTCCACAAGCATATAGTCAGGGTTCCACTCTTCTGAACATTGATACTGAGGCACTCAGTCAGCAGGCACAAGGAGATTTCTTTGGATTCTTAGAACCAGGAACAGTCGTATTTGGTGAAACCAGTGGTGCTCAAGCTACTATTGGATCCTACAGTCTGTTCTCCGATAATTATGGTGATCTGATTGGTTCTATCTGGGTTAGAAATCCAAATGAAACTCCAACACCTCTTGCAAGATTTAGATCTGGTGAGAGAGAAGTTAAAGTAACTTCGAGTTCTACGAATTCTTCTGGTCTGCTAGGAAGCACTTCAATTAGTTCTGGTACTGCATTATACACCGCGACAGGAACTACCAGACAAATTCAAACTGATATTAGTATTACTACACTTGCTACAACTACAGTAGTGAGAGATGTCAATATTACACTAACTAACAGGAGACCACCACCACCTCCACCACCA